ATTTACATATAATGAAGATGGAGAAAAAGTAAAAGATGAAAATAATGCTCTTATAGCTACACAACAATTCAATGCAATAGTTGCATATGCTAGTCAATTTAATGAAGAAATACCAGTAATAACAGATTTTTTAAATGATACTATTTCTATGACAGATACTACAGATGAAGAAAGTTTAGATAAATTAGATAAAGCAGCATACATGGTGCATTATTTTATAAATGAAAATGGTTTTGAATATATGTTCAAAGGATTAACAAGTGAAAATAAAGCAAAAATTTTAAAATTAGCTGAGTATCATAAATTAAGATCATTAAATACAAGTCAAGTATCTAGACAAGATGTAGCTAATAGTTTCTTTGACAGTTTAAAAACACAAACAGTTACACAAAGACAAGAAATATTAACAGAACTAGATAATTTTATTTACTATGGTAATGAAGATGAAACAGAAGGTGGTATAAATTTAACTGAAATGGTTAATGAATATATTACAAAATATCAAAAAATGGATTTGATAAGTCCATTCCAAGCAAATTTATTTAATGAACTAGCTACTGGTCAAGTACAATCAGTATTAGGAGATGGTCAAATAGATAGTGTATTAGTAGATCAAAGAAGAGTACAAGAAGTTATTAGACCTTTATTAAATATTTATTTACCTAATATGTTTACAGATAGTGCAAGTGTTACTGAAGATTCTGTAAAACATCATCTAGAACAAGTGTTACCATTAATAATGGAAGATTTTAAAAATAACGGATACAACTGGAAAATATGGTAGAGCAATACGACGTATATACACATTATAGCCAATTTGGTTTTACACCTTCAATGATTAATGATGACATAGTTTTTACATTACAAAATAGATTTGTAGCTATGTCTGATAGTCAAAGAAATGAATATGGAATAGATGATGATTTTTCTAACTTACCAAATTTATATTCAATGCTAAATCAAGGAAGAATAAGATTATTATATGATGGACAATCTGGTGATATAGCTACATATCCAACATATGATATACAAATAGATTTTGATGGAGATGGTGTATTTTCTACTGTATCTCCACAAAATACTAAAGTAAATTTTAGACCTACACATCATAGTCCTGTATTTAGTCAAAATTTGACATTACAAAATATGAAACAAAAAACATACAAAGATTCATTTAATTTAAGTAAATCATATCTACCACAAGATATAAGAGATATACTTGACGCTAATCCTACAATTAATGGCTATGTAAACAGTTTTCATGATTTTGTTTTAGCATTACAACAAATGGATAAAAAAGGAGTAGATAGAATAAAACAATATATTGGTGAAAGTACAGAAGATAAAAACTTACTTAACTTTGCTATTAGATATATATTTAGTGTAGATGATAAAAGTGAAGGTATTAGAATAGACGAGCTAGTACAAAAAGCACAATTAGATTTTTTATTAAATGAAAGAGCTAGAGTATATGGTAGTGAATCAGCTCTTGATGATTATGCTGGATATGTAGAATTTCAAAATCAAGAAATGTTTACTAGTAACTTTTACATGTCTTTTGTTATGAGAAATGAAGGTGGACATCATGATACAATATATGCACCTAATAATGCGTATTTAAATTTAGTTAATTCAGGAGCAAGTGAAGAACAAATAAGACAATTTTTATCACAAAAAAATGATGATGGCACATATAGAAATGATCCAACAATAGGATACGGATTATCTCTTGGTGATAAATTTGTAATAGAAGCATTAGAAAAATACAATGTAAATGTAGATGGTTTGTTTGCTGGTGAAAAACTAGATCAAGGAACTTCTAGAAAAGTAGCATTAGAATATTTAAATATTAAAAAAAATGAATTAGTGGATTTTTTTGGAGAAGATTTAAATAAACCACAAAATGCATATTTATTATTAACACTTATGGATATGAGTTATTTTAGTGGTTTTGGCGAAAATACAGATAGTTTTATTGGTCCAAGATTTAAAGATGCAGTAAAAAGAGGTTTAGCAGCTACAACTAAAGCTGAAAGAATGGCTGCACTTGGAGAGCTAAAAGCATATGCAAATTATGAAACTGATACACCAACTATGTTACAAGAATTTTATACTGATGGCAGAAACTCTCCACAATATTATGGTAGATTCCAAGAAAATAAATTAAATTTATTACAATGGGTAGAAGGTAAAGGAGCATTTGTATCATTACCAGAAAAAGAATTTGATATAAGAGATTTAGATAATGGTGCATTACCATCACTTGATCCAAACCAAAATCAACCAGTAACGCAAGTTCCAGAGATAAAATAATGGGTGATGTATACACTGCTTCAGGTCAGCTATATATACCTCATGGCAGTCAAAATATTAAAGAAAATGAAAATACTGTTTATGATAATATTGTAAACTTTGGTAGAGGATTTGGTGATGAAAATTTAATAGCTCTTGGTAGTAAATTTATAATTAATACTGTTTATAATGATAGTCCACATTACAAAGTAGATAACAATTATGATCCATACTATGATCCACAACTACAACCTTATAAACCTTTTATAGGACAGTTCTTACATTCTAAAAGTAAAGAACACAGTACATATTTATTAGATAGATTTAAAACAAAAATGAAAGCTATAAATGGCGATCCATCTTATATTATTGGTAGAATATTAGGTGGAATATTAGACCCATCAAGTTTATTTTTATTTACTAAAGCTGGTAGCATAGTCATACAAGGTAATAGAATGAAAAGAATGGCAGCTGGTGGAGGTTTGATTGGTGGAGAAGAAGCTATTAAACAAGGTCTTACTGATGAAAGAACTACTACAGAAGGAGCTTTAATAACAGCTGCTGGATTTATTGTACCAGCATTATTTCCTAGTATACCTAATGGTAAATCTGCTAAAAAATTTGATAAGTATGCTGACATGTATGATAGAGCAGATGATGAAGTATTTAATAATACAGCAACAGTAGGAGCTGCTAGTCCAAAAGGTAGTAAATTAAAAACTGAAGCTGACTATCAAGACTTAAATCAAATACAACCAACTGGTTTAGGTATATTTGGAGAGCAAGGGCCATTTAATCCTGTATTTAGAGTCTTAAAAAATGGAATATCAGAAGCACAAGAAATGATGGAAACATTATTAGAAGGAGCTTTATTCCAAAAGAAAAATTTTAAAGATATTGTAACTGCTCCTAGCATAGAAAGAAAAATTAAAATGAGATATTCTCCATTAGTTATAGATACTACTAAAAAAATGGAACTTGCCTATAATTCTTATTTAGTAAAAATGGGAGAATCTGCACAAAACTTTTTTGATAGAGCTTTCAATACTAAATTTAATAGAAGTAAAGGTGTTATGACACCTAGAGAATTTAGAGAAAAAATATTTGATTATAGAATGGGTCAAAAATATGGTAGCAATGAAGTATTTGATGATGAAGTAATATTAGCTTCTAGAGCAATAGATGATTTTTATAAAACTATTGGTAAAGAATATGACAGTCTAAAAATTGTAGAAACATCTCTTACAAGACAATTAAATACTTTAGATACAATTATTGCAAATACAAAAAATGTAAAAAGAAAACAAGAATTTATATTAACTAGAGCTAAATTACAAAAACGATTAGATTATGTAAAAGAAAACGGATCGTTAATTAGAAACAACTATACTAATATTGTTTACAAAAGAGATGCTATTGATGCTGACTTTGAAGGATTTAAAAAAGTATTAGGTGAAGCTCTTAGAAAGGGTAATAAAAATATTAGACAAGATGAAATAGACGATATAGCAGAAGGTTTTAAACAATACCAACCAGTTATTGCTATGCCTAATATAACTGAAGAAATAGCTGCTATGGCAAAAACAGGTAATGTAGCAGACATAAATGGATTTGTAGAAAAAATAAATAAAATATCTGCAAGATTTAAAAACAGAACTTTAAATATAGATTATAGAATATTAGCTAATGCTGGTTTTATAGAAAAAGATGTAGCTACACTTAACAAATTATATTTTAATCAAACTATACCTGACATAGAAATAACAAAAGTATTTGGTGATCCTATGGGGTATGGTACTAGTATTGCTGGTGGTAGAAATACACAGTTAGGAATACAACAAATATCAGAATTATATGATGAAGCTATATCTGCAGCTGGTGGTGTAAACACTAAAAAAGGTGAAAAATTACAAGTACAAAAAAATCAAATATTAAAAGATTTAGATTCTTCTATACATTTACTTAGAGGTACATACGGTTTAGCTGATGATCCAAATAGAAATATAAGTCGAGGTATAAGACTTATGAAGTTGTATAACTCAATGACTATGCTTACAGGCATAGCACAAGTAGTAGATACTGCTAGATTAGTTATGATTAATGGCATGGGTAAAACTATGCGTATATCTTGGGATTTAATGACTAGTGGTTATTTTAAAGAAATATACAAAATGAATTTAAAAACTACACAGCTTGGTGGAGAAGCTATGGATATGTTTGCAAGTACAAGAGCTATGGCTATGTACGGTATTGATGATGCATTTGGTGTATTTAACAAATTTGAAAGAGGTACTAGCAGCATAGGTAATTTATATTTTACATATTTAAATTTAAGCAACCCTTGGAATACTGCTGTAAAAAATATGGCTTCTCTATTTAATGGTACTAGAATGATTGAGTCTATAGAAAAACAAATACTTACTGGCAAAATTACAAAAGTAAATAAAGCTAGATTAAGAAATATGGGTATTGATGATGCTATGGGTAAAAGAATTTACGATCAATATAAAAAATATGGATATGGTAAAAATGCTAGAAAATGGACATCTAATGGCGATACATACAAACAATTAAGAGTTGCTAACACAGATGAGTGGACAGATAAAGCTGCAGCTGACGCATATCATAATGCTATAGGTAAACAAGCTAACATAGATATTGTAACACCAAGTAAAGGAGATGTGCCTCTTTGGGCAAATACAGAAATAGGTGGTGTTCTTACACAATTTAAAAAGTTCGGTATGGCTTCTACACAAAGAATGTTAATGCGTGGTTTACAAGAAAAAGATGCAAACTTCTTTACAGGAGTATTATTATTAATGGCAGCTGGTGCTGGTGTTGATGCATTTAGACAAAGAGCATTTAACAGAGATTATAGCAAAAAACCTTTTGGTCAAAAGATTGTAGATGCATTTGATAGATCAGGATTAGGTGGTATTTATTCAGATATAAATAATGCTATAGAAAGATTAGGTAATAATGAAATAGGTCTTAGACCTTTGCTTGGAGCTAAAAAACCATACGGTACATATAGAGATGTATTTAATAATCCTATACCTGATGTACTCGGCCCAACTACATCACAACTAGCTAATATAGGAGATATTATGTGGACATGGGGTAGTGGTAAGTACAATCATCACACTGCTAGAAATGTGCGTAGACTTGTACCCTTTCAGAATGTATGGTTTCTCGATTCATTATTTGACGAAATGGAGAAGGAAGTTCTTAGATGAGTATAACTATATCAAATACTAGTGCTAGAATACAGTATACAGCTACTAGTAGCCAAACACAATTTACTGTACCTTTTGAGTTTTTTGCAGATGCAGACTTATTAGTAGTACATACTAATGCTGGTGGTGTAGATGCTACATTATCTTTAGCTTCTAACCCATCTTCTGTATCTCAATACTCTGTTTCTGGAGCTGGAGAATCTGGAGGTGGCAGCATTACATTAGGATCAGGCGCTACAGCTGGTGATAAATATACTATACAAAGAAACTTATCTTTAGAAAGAACTACTGATTTTCCTACTTCTGGTACATTTCCTATAGAAACTCTTAATACAGAATTAGATAAAATTGTTGCATTATTACAACAGGCAGAAGTAAAAATTAATTTAAGTCCAAAAGCTTCTTCATCTACATCTACAGCATTTGGTCTAACATTTCCTGAATTAGTTGCTAACAAATTATTAACAGTTAATTCTGCTGGAGATGGATTAGAATTTTCACAAGAAATAGGTACATTTAAAGGAAACTGGGGAGCTTCTACATCATATGTGCAAAGAGATATTGTAAAAGATACCAGTACAAATAACATATTTATAGCAT